TCAGTAGCTTTACCACCCAGGATACCACCAGTAACAAGTCCAGTGCTTTTTACAGGGTCTGATAATAAAGACCGAACACCAGCCATTGCTCTCGGTGCATACTGAAAAGCTTTAATTCCTAAATTTAATAAACTCATAATCCTTGTGTTTTAATCGGTGCTTCTAAACAAGCTAATTTATGTTGTGTTAAAGTGGTTTGACGTAGCTCCAGGGCCACTGCATCAATGAACTCAATATCTCTATTGCATTCTTCTTTTGTCATATACTTACGAGCAAATGACGTACAGTGAGGGTCGACATAGTTTTGGGTTAGATAAGTACATAGATATCCGACTAAGAAATAAACCTTAACCATCGCAACTCTTTAACCACTCCTTTAATTCTGATTTATAAAATAACTCAGTAATGCCATTAGACATTCCGTTGACTATGGACTCTTCGTCTTTGTCTTTAAGTAAATAGATATAGTAGATCGCATGACAGAGTTCATGGATAACCAGGTTCTTACTGTCGACATCATTTCTATCAATAATGTCTTTATCTAAATAAATTTGGTAGGGTGGTTTACTCAGAAAACACCCTTGCATTTCGCAAACATTGTAGGCTACATCATGATCGATGGGAGTTAGGTAAATTTTAAAATGTCCTATACTGACGTATTCAGGAAGAGATATTTTTTTCATTACATTCCTGGCATCGACAAATTGCACATTCGCACATACAAGTCATTCCTTGATGACAGATACAGCCACAGCTTTCGCATTTGCTCATTACTTCTTTTTCTTTTTCATTTTCTTTTTCAGTTTCTTCTTTAATTCTTTAGAAGGTCTACCGACATTTTTTCCGTAAGTTCCTTTTCCGTATGGCATTTCCTATCCTTTCTTCATCTCTTTAGAGATAAACATATTTTTAACTAGACTAACTTTTTTGCCAAATTTCTTATCAGCTTTAGCTTTTGCTGATTTGTATTTTTTTGATTTCTTATCAAAAGGTTTTGGCTTACCTAGGTCTTTAGGTCTTTTCTTCTCCCAAACTTGTTTTTTCATTAACAGTTCCACATCTTTCTCGACCAATAATTAGCTGATAGTCGATTATTCGTGCCTTTAATACCACCTGACCTGGCACAATAAGATTTTTTACGATCAGGATTATTCTTTTTGATAGACATACCTTTTGCACCAAAGTTAATTTTCTTTACTCTTCCAGTGCTAGGGTCTTTAACGAATACTTTAAATTTTTTCACATCACCAGCCATGGGTTTATTCAGGGTGACTTTTCTACCTTTGTATTCTGCCATTACTTTTTCTTCCTATCGAAAACTTTAGTAATTGACTTGGCTCCAAATGTGGCACTTACGATAGCTCCCCATGTTATAAAATACCAATCAGGAACAGTCTTCAGAGCTTCAAACCCATTTTGCACATGACCTTGAAGACCTGGGAACCAGATAAGTACCATAGGAATTGACCATAAAATTAAAATCCATTCGTCTTTAAAACTATCTTTGCTACCTTTAATAGCCTCTACGTCATATTCAATTTGCCCGGCTATTTGTTTGTTTAATAACTCAGTTTCGGCTTTTATTTTTGTAACTTTTTGTTCAGCTTTAGCTTTTCGAGTATCAACTACTCCTTTTACGACATCCGATGCAACTCCGAGTAAGGGCTTTACTAACATTCCCCACATTATGCGTACCTCATTCTTTCTGCTAGAGCGACACATCTGTTCGGTGTCTGAACATACCACTTGCTCTGCTTCATTTGATTACTAGCTTCCTCCATGTTTCCTTCTTGTAATGCCTTAATCATCATTTTGAACTTGGACACTCCTGTAAACCCAAGTTGAAAAATCATTTCACATAAAATAGACATCATCTCTTCGTTCTCTGGTAAGTTATGAGTCTCACATAAGATCTCCATATTACTCCAGGCTTTTTCAAAATCTTTATCAAACAGAGCTTCCCAACCCTCTTTAGTAGTTGGAACTTCTTCACCTTCTAAGATTTTATGGCCATAGCCACCAGTGAGAAATCCCTCTGTGCATTCGTAAGGATCTAATCTGTAGCCTTCATGAGATTTAATCGAGTCTTTGGTAAAATTTTTTATATTCATTATTCACTTGCTATTTCTCCAGCTATACCCAGGTAGCCACAAGCATCCACATAATCATCAGGATTTACTTTGCCTATCTTGGTTCTGGCTATCTTTAATAGAGCCATCATGACTGCTACTTCATGAGCAGTGAACTCCACGCCTTTATAGGCTGACCAGAGCTTGGCAATATTAATATGGTTAGTAGTCATGTCGCCATGTTGATCGTTACGATCATTATTGACGAGCTGTGATGCTATATTGAGGATGTCACTATTCTTCATAGTTGGCCTGTCCACCTTCCTTTATTGTCTAAAGGCATTGAATGGATACAGGGTTGGCAGTATCCGACATAACCAATACTAGCAATCGATATGATGGGCCTCTTAATAAAGTTTTTCGAGTACCTAAAATTCTCAGCCTTTGGGTTAATACTTGATCCGATACACATCGCAAAATTCAGTGCTGTTGGTGAAGACCAGTAAGTTAATTCACTTTTAGTATGTTGATGCCCGGTAACCAGGGAACATCCAAGCTCCTTAGAGCTTTGAATTACACTTGATTTAAAATGATGCGTAAAGAAAACATTGTTTCCGTTTTTAAGCTTAACAATTAACTTGTCATGCCATTTCCATTTTGCTTTGATCTCAAACATTTTATTGAGATCTTTGAGAAAGCTCCTGGGGATACCAAAACTCTCAGCTTTGCGTATGACTCGGATATCATGATTTCCATATAAGATATCCATCTTAGGAAATAACTTTTCTAATTTCTTTATTTCTGTTTTTGCTTTTTCTACTTCTGTCGTAGGGTTGTCAGTTTCAGCAGAGATAGAATGAAAAGATACACTGGAGAAGTCTACCAGGTCTCCGATATGGATAACTTTGTTCCATTTTGTTAGACGCTTGATAGCCTTAATCCAAGGCCAGTAATCCGGGTGTTGGGCTGGGAAGTGAGTATCACTTAATAATAATATTTTCACCTTAATATGATGTTATTGATTTTTGAATTTTGTCGAAAAAGTCTTTAGTACCTTACTGTCTCGTAAAGTTACAAGGGGTTAGTCAAATAATTAAGTCTTTGATGATAACAATAAACTGAGTTAGTAAAAGAAAACCGACAGACCATAATACCCTCTTGATTGATAAAATATCTGACTCGATATGGCGAAGATGGTTTGACTCAATCAGCCTTATTCGCTCTGATATGACTGCCACTTCCTTATCTAGTTTATTTAGTTTTTCAGCTTGTGTTGTCACCACCTACTCCTTGTTTAAGTTTTTCATTGTTTAAATTTTGTTGACTTAGTTTTTCTGCTAACTCTCTTTCTTTGGAGTTATCAGGTTTTTGAAGAGCAAACTTCATGACATCATCAATCGTCATATTGAACCTGGCTTGTCTCTCTTCAAAGTTACGATCAGCCCAAACAGATAATCTTTCTGTCAAAAACTGAATGTGCAGATCTTTTTCTTTGCTTTCTTTTTTTAGTTCTCTGTTTTCTTTGCGTAGTTCTCGATTAGCTTCTTTTGCCTTATCAAGTAAATGCTGTAGTTCTTTTGCTGTACTCATAAGATCATAGGAACATAAAATTTTTTTGCAGTCTAGGTAACCAGGGATCAGGTAATACCAGGTAACAAATAGTTCTTATTATTCTCCTTTTGATTTTACTGACATATTGTTAAGTGGATTATTAAGTGCCTTATTAATGTTTAAGTTAAGGTTATCTTCAATGATTTTAATTTCATCAAATATTTCTCTTGTATCTTCTTTTTGTCTATCTTCTACATCATTAACGATCTCTGTAATGTGTCGTATGTCATTATTCATTTGTCTTAAATCTGTTTTCATATCGTTCTTGAGGTCTTTAGCGACATCAGAAACTAAGGTAATTTCATCAAGAACCATGTCTAATTCTGATTTTATGACTGCAAGTTGCTCATCATAAGAAGATAGATCAGGTGCTGTGTATTCTTCTATCTTGGTTTTCATATCCAAGTAGTCATCGTAAAACTTATAACCAGTCCAACCACCACCAATAATTGCACCTATCAAAGATAAAATAAGAAAGAACTTACCACCAGTAAACTTCATTCCTTGATACTCAATACTGGGCATTTATCATATCCTCCATAGTTACATCTTGTGCTAGTTGAAATAAGAGACCATATTGATCTTCAATGGTCTTGTTAAGGTATTCATCGACATTCTTGTCTTGTAAGGTCGATTGATTGTTAAAAAAACTTTTTGTGTTTCCTAAGATTTGCATCACAATCAATGTTTTTAATTGATTGGTTTCATCATAACGAGCTTTGTCGTCTATGTTCTTGACTAATTTAGTAGCTGATTTTTCTTTAGCTGTGGGTTCTTTGACAGGCTTTTCATCTTCTTCCTGTTGTACTTCTTCTTGTTGGGAACTATCTTCAACTTCCATAGTGGGTTCATCAATAGTTTCGCTATCGGATTGGGGTTCTTCTTCGATGGTTTCTTCAATAGCTTCTTCCATTTCCATTTCGACTGATGCTACTTCTATTTCTTCTATTTTAATTTCTTCAATTTCTGCTTCAACAGTTTCAAAGGTTATATCCTCTTGAGGTGTCTCTATGGGAATAAAATCAACCTTACCAGTGTCGTCAATCTTAATGTCATTGTACTCAATGATTTCTTCGATTAGGTCTATTTGTGTAGGATCAGTAAGGTTAAGGTAAACTATTTCTTCGACAGTTGTGATTTGTTGTTCAATAATTGTAGAAATAACATTGTAGAAAACATTGACACTAACATCATCAAACAATGGCCCGATAGCTAGGTTAATATCACGACCACCTATCTCAATCTTAATTCTATTTAAAACGCCAGAGAAATCGAAACTCCCATTATAGGATTGATATCCACTAGCGATACCAGTTTCAGACAAGATGTCAGTTCCTTGAAAGACTGTGTCGCCTCCATTAGTTCCTGTAATGTGCATATAGACTCGATCTTGAGCATCTTGTTTATCTACTTCAATCGAGTAGGTTACTTGTCCTCCATTATCAATTTGTAAATCGCTTATATCTATTTCTTGGTAAAAGGTTGTACCCATACCATCGACTAGCATACGAGATTTATTATTACCACTGCCTGTAATTTCTGCACAAGTATCAGTGCCTAATTGACCACATGATGTGCCAGAAGGCATACTTGCTGGGCCTTCACCACCCCAATCAAAGTCCATATCGCCTTCTTTACTTGTAGCGACATAGCCATTATCACCATCTAAAATATCTCCACTATCTTCATTTGTAATAGTGGTTGTTGTGGTGGTTTTAGTAGTGGTTGTTGTGAAGATAATCTCTGTGCCTTTATCTTCTTCCGTCTTTTCTACTGTAACTTGTTCCTCAATAATAGTCTCTGGAGTACAAAGACCTTCATGGTCAGGTAAACAGGTGTCAGCTTTAGAGTATGAGAAGCATAGTAAGAGCCATAAGACCAAAATCTTTAAGACCATTCATATCTCCTTTTGGTTCTTCTACTTTTGCCTCAACATAAGTAACCTTATACTTACTACCATCTGGGATATCTTGAGGATTTTTCTCCCATAATTCTTGTGCTTCAATACCGATAGATCCATTATAAGGACATGGAGTACCAGCATCTGTCATCGCATCAAAGACACGAGCATCTTGACATAATATCGATACACTAGCGACCTTCATGCCATAGGCATATAAACTACGAGATAGTTTAAGTTGCTGACATAATTCGTCATCGATAACAATACCAGAAGCAATACCTAAGACATTATTCTGTATTGATCCACCGACACCAACTTTACAAATGTCAGAATTGTTATTCATAATTGTCGGAGCATTTGCTGTTGGGGGTGTAGAGTTTGTTACTACTGTGCTTGACACAGTGTTTGTTTCACTATGAACAGATGTGCAAAACAGCATGGTGAATAAAAACACCACTGCTAAAGATGTAAAAAATGTAAGGTGGTCTTTAGCCATTAGGGTTTAGGATTATCTGCTTTGACTTCGGCTATTTTATCCTTCCAAGTTGTAGTGTTATTGACACTATCCCAGTATTGCATATCTAACTGGTCTTGTAAGGAAGGATAAGCACTGGCTCTATCTCTTTGATACTGATTGTTGTCATACTCAGTCTGCAGTAATGCTTTCTCAGCACTGACTTCTGACCATGTATAAGGTTTCGTATCAGAGAAGATAGCAGTACCATTAGCATCTGCACCTGAAACATAATCAACACCACTGTTGT